AAGGTGGAACTGGTCGTATTTTTCATACCACCCGCCCTACTCTCATCACGAATATTGGACCGTGGGGCTGGTGTTCCTGTTTTACATGTTCGTCCGGCACGTCAAATCGACTTAACAAGGAGCATTGCACATGAAGCGCTTGCATAACTTGTCACACTTGCTGTCTCGCCTGTGGCACGAAGACGTTGGTCAGGACATTGCGGAATACGCCGTCATGCTGGCCGTGGTACTGGTGATCGTGGTGGGAACCGTGCGGCTGATCGGTGAGCGGGCCAACGGCATCTTCTCACAGGTGGGGTCGTCACTGGGCAACGGTGGCGGCACTCCTCCCCAGTAGGCCCAACATGAAGCTATTCGGTCAGATCGTACGCACGCTGGTGAACGTGGTGGAGTTGCCCGTCGAAGTGATCAAGGACGCGGTGACGCTGGGCGGTGTCGTGACCGAGCAGGACAAGTCCTACACCCGCCAGCAACTTGAGAAGATAGCCGAAGACGCCAGCGAATAAGAACGACGAAAGGTCAACGCGTGTCCAACATGAACTGCCCATACTGTCTGCACCCCCTCCCCCTGCCTTCGGTTGACCGGTCGTGCAAGATACCGGCCAGCCAGCAACTTGACAACAACGGCCACATCGAGATACCGGTGGCGTGTGGCACGTGTCGAGCCGTGATGGTGGTGACGATTCACGCTGTCAGCAAGCCCCGCGACCCGGCATGGCTGGAGAACCTGCACACCAACCAACCGGCCCCGGCTGAGACCTATTGCCACCGCTGCAGCCGCTCCATGCCCCTGTCCACCCTCAACACGTACGGTGGGCTGTGCAAGCCGTGCTGGGAGCTGGTGACGTCCCCGAAGGACGCCGCTCCCCCGGACCCGCTTCCGGCCCCCGTCCTCGGCTAGTAATCGTCACACCCTCTTGACATTCCGGGCGACACCGTGTTACACTCCGTCCAACCGTTGACAACTGGACCGATGGCCACACGTAAGGGCAAATCACGCCGTTCTACTCATCCCGAACCGCCCGACGCAATTCCCGCGACTGTCTCCGCTACACCCTCTCCCGTACCTCTCAAGCCCAAACGGCCAGCCACCCGGAAGTCAGGCGGTGACCCAAACTCAGCAGCGGCCAAGGCGGCCGCCAGTCGTCCCGGCACCACCTTCATGCGCAAAACACAGGATGCCGAGTGGGCGTTCATCCAGCGCTATATCGTGGACTTCAACGCCACCCGGGCGGTGCTGGAATGTGGCGCATACGATTGCAAGACCTACATGGCGGCTGCTGTGCACGGCTCACGCCTCCTCAGCCGCCCGCGCGTCCAGACCATGTTGCAGGACGCCCTGAACAATCGCGCCCGACGCTGGACGGTCACGGGCGAACGCGTACTGCGGGAGCTGGCCCGGTCCGGGTTCAGCAACATGTTGGACTATATCACCATCAACCCGGACGGTTCGGCCTATGTCGATCTGAAGCTGCTGCAGGAGCTGCGCGAGAACGACCCCGACGCCGCCTATGACCTCGGGGCCGCCATTCAGGAGATGACCTCCGAAACTTATATGGAGGGGCACGGTGAGGACGCCGTCCCGGTCAAGCGCGTAAAACTGAAGCTTCATAACAAGCACGCTGCCCTTGAGCTGCTGGGCAAGCACTGCGGCCTGTTCAAGGCCGACGATGGCGACAAACTTCCCCCGAATGTAACATTCAACGTGGTGTACGTGCAGGACGCCGAACGCGAAAAGCGTCTGCAAGCCGAACGTTTAGGGGAGGGCAGCAATGGCCACCGCTGACCAGCTCCAAGACCTGCTTCCTCCGGCGACTCCGGCCAACACCGCCACGTACACCATCCGGCTGCGCACGCCCCATGAGAAGCAGTTGCTGTTCTGCAACTCTCCCAGCAAGCGCATCATCATCAGGGCAGGACGACGTGGCGGCAAGACTACCGGCATCGCCATTCGGGCCTCCCAGCGCTTCCTCCGGAACCGACGCGTGCTGTACGCCGCCCCCACACTGGATCAGGTGGCCAAGTTCTGGGCCGAGATCAAAGTGGCATTCGCTGAACCGCTGGCGGCTGGCGTCCTGTACAAGAACGAGACCGAGCACATCATCGGGTACGCTGACCCGGCCAAGCAGGCCCGCATCCGAGCCAAGACCGCTTGGAATGCTGACACCCTCCGTGGTGACTACGCCGACGACCTCATTTTGGACGAGTGGCAGTTGATGAACGAGTCCGCATGGGAGGAAGTGGGCGCACCCATGCTGATCGACAACAACGGCGACGCCGTCTTCATTTACACCCCACCCTCATTGCATACCAAGACCGTGTCCAAGGCTCGTGACCTGCGCCACGCTTCCAAGATGTACAAGAAGGCGATGGCCGACAAATCCGGACGCTGGCAGGCTATCCACTTCACATCACACGACAATCCCCACGTTTCCACTGCTGGGCTGGAAGAAATCACCATCGACATGACGGCCCTTGCCTATCGGCAGGAAATAATGGCGGAGGACATTGATGAAGTACCGGGAGCGCTCTGGACGCGGAAGCTCATTGAGGAGACGCGGACGACGCCACAACCTGCTAACGCCTACGCCCGAGTTGTGGTGGGAGTTGACCCTAGCGGTTCAAGCACAACCGAGGCCGGGGTCGTGGCAGCCGGGATGCGGGAAGACGGCGAAGTTGATATCTTGGCCGACCGGTCAGTGCTTGCACCGACACCGCGTGCGTGGGCGACTGCTGCAGTTCAGCTCTATTATGATCTCAATGCTGACCGCATCGTAGGCGAGCGCAACTTCGGTGGGGACATGGTGGAATCGACGGTCCGCACGGTGGACGAGAACGTCTCGTATAAGGACGTGACCGCCAGCCGGGGCAAGCTGGTGCGAGCCGAACCCGTGGCCGCCCTGTTCGAGAAGTCCGTGGCCCACATGGCGGGCAAGTTCGAGAAGCTGGAGGAGGAGTGCTGCTCCTATGTCCCGGGCAACAAGTCACCGAACCGGCTCGATGCCGCCGTCTGGGCCGTGACCGAGCTGGTGCAGGGGGGCGCATTGGGCCTGATTGACTGGTACAAGCAAGGACACGCCCAGAAAGAAGTGGAGCGCCTGAACAAGCCGGTGGACGTGGGCGCGGTATTGCTGGCCAAGTACGAATCCGAGCACCCAAGCAACGGCCACAACGGTAACGGGTCGAACGGCCACGATCTCAGCAAGGTGCAGGGTGGTGGTGAGCTGGCCGACAAACTGGCCAACGACAACTCCCCGCGTTGCCCCGAGTGCCAGTCCGCACTGATCGCCACGGTAGCAGGCGGCATGAACCGGTGCCAGCAGTGTGGCGTGCAGTGGTGGCCGAAGGACGCCCCGGCTGTCGCTCGCCCCCAGTCCCGCTCCGATTATCTGGCCAAGATGGGAGGACGACACTAGCCGTGCTCTGGTACTGGCTCAAACTCGCCCTACGTTACACGATGCGACTCCTCCTGCCCGTGCCCCCGCACATTACAGCCCGCATCAGTTCCGACACTCAGTGCCCGGTGTGTGGTGACAGTTGCGGCACCGTCCGGTGTGTGCAGCGCCATGAGCAGATTCTGGCCCAGCATACGTGCGGCCATTGCGGTGCCCGGTGGCACGAGCAGCCCATCATCAAGGTGACGCCCAACACCGTCTGGGCAGCTGTCCCCCGCACCGAACTGGAGCAGAAGGAAGAATTCGCCGCCCGGTCACAGCAGCCCGTGATCCCGCCGAGGCCGCAGCCGGTGAAGCCAGTCGAAGTCCGCTATCCCCCGGCAGCAGAGCAGGCCAAGCCCGTGGTGGTGAAGCCCGCCCCCGCGCCCGTTATCCCGACCCCAGCACGTCCGGACTTTCCACCGGTTGACGCCAGCGGGCTGACGCCGCCCCCGCTGCCGCCCCGACCGGATGACAAGGAGGTGGCGTCATGATCGACACCAGCGGTCGCCCCGTCCCCAGCCTAGATCAGGTGAAGCAGTTCGATCGCCTCATCCACTCTATCCAGTGTGAGGGCCAGATGATGCCGGAAATCATCCTGACCTACCTCGGCTGCGTGCGCCAGTCGCCCCACATGCGTGAGATGGCGGGCATCGACGAATTTCTCGAGCAGCACCACGACCGACCGGACAATGCCATGGTGGCGATGGACCACACCGGGTTGCACCTACAGGAGATGAACTAACCGTGGCTAATAACACAGGTGGCGGTGGCAGCGGCCTCACGATCCGACCACTCGGACAGATGGTACAGGCCCTGTCGCGCTTCGGCCAGCAGTTGTTCCAGCCACCCTCCGACACCATTCGCAACGTGGACGCCGACTCGTGGTACAGCCCATTGCAGCCGGTCCAACCGATTGCGCCTGAAGGCGCCGAGCCGCGCGGGTTCCAGTACTGGGCAGGCCAGAACCTGCTGTGGACGCCCCGAGCTGACGCCGAATACACGGCCGCCGACCTCAAGCAGCTGGCCCAGTATCCGCTGGCCCGCATCTGTATTGAGAACATCAAGGACCTGATTTCGGATTCGAAGTGGGAAATCCAGCTGAAGATGAAACCGGGCGAGACCAAGAAGGACTTGGCCAACCGCTCGAAGGACGACGAGAACCTGCTCAAGTTGTCCCGCTTCTGGGAACGTCCCGACCGGGAGCACAGCTGGCCCGAGTGGCTGCGGCCCCTGCTGGATGATTTGCTGGTGATCGACGCGGCCAGCATTCTTATCCGTAAAACGTTCAGCGGTGAGATTGTGGAACTGCCGGTCCTGCGTGGGGACAGCATCGTCCGCTATATCGACGTCAACGGCTTTACCCCGCTGCCACCCCAGCCCGCCTACGCTCAGAACTGGTGGGGCATCCCGCTGGTCAACCTGTCTACCGATCAGCTCATTTACAAGCCGCGCAACATCGTGCCGAGGAACACGGTCTCCAGTCAACTATACGGCATGTCCCCGACCGAGCAGCTGGCCACCGAGATCAAGATTGGGATGCAGCGCCTCCAGTTCACCCTCGACTACTACACCGAGGGCAGCATTCCGGGCGTGGTCCAAGTCGTACCCCGGGGCACCGCCCCCTCCAAGATTCAGGAGGCCATGGAGTGGATGAACTCGGAGCTGGCGGGCAACCTGTCGGCCCGTCGTCAGTGGCGGCTGGTGCAAGGCTTCAACGATCCGGGCAAGGACGACCAGATCGAGTTCACCAAGGAGCCACTGCTGGCCGACCTGTTCGACGAAATGCACATCCGGAAGATTTGCTTCGGATATGGCACCAGTCCGCAGCGCCTGATGAAGATGATGAACCGGGCATCGTCCCAGCAGATGGACGAGTCGGCCGACATTGAAGGGCTGCGGCCGTGGGTCAACTGGCTGAAGTCCGTCATCAACTACATTATTCAGCGCAAAATGGGCCTGACC